CCCCACTATGCTATACTTCAACCCTAAAATTTCTTGCTAGTATCTCCACTCCGCTTCCTCTTTTAACCTTAGGAGCCAAGACGATTTCGCCCCAAACTGTTAGACTTCTTACATGATTGACGACCAGAGAACTCCACTTCAGCGAACGCTCGAACGCCTCGAGCTTTGCCGTGAAGTCATTAAGGACGTCCACCAAGACCTCGAAATCCCAGAGAACCCAGAGCACAAAGCAGACATTTACCTCTCTATAGAGGAGCTTGCACGAGAGGTTTTTCACCTCCTAAATACAGTCAACGACCACGTATGGGGGCCTCCAGAAGACCCAGACGGAGAAGACGAGGACCTCTAAATCCCTTACAATAGAAGAGGGAGAGCTTTCCACCAGGAGCTCAAATGTCTTTCAAGTACAAAAAAGGACCGCTGTTTTTCACAACGGCCCTAATTTTTGCTACGCCTATTTGTATAGCGCAAGCAGCACTGCTTCCTAGCGGCGCTTCTTACGGATTGCCTGTCTCAACGAAACAACAAACGCATACGCAAAAGCAAGCACTACAGGCGTTGCTACGCCCAGCAGGTAGCTTCCTAAGTCAAAACCCTCAAACGATACAGTCATCTTCAATTCCTTCTTTAGCGGATATTACAAGTCTAGAGGATGCAATCGAAAATGTCAAGGACACACTTCTAACTCTTAGTAAGAAGTCTCCATCTGACCCAGCTAACGCCGAAATCATCCAATCTCAAATTCAGACAGCCCAAAGCAGACTCAGTCTTCTGACCTCTAAGCTCTCCGAACTTAAGACCGAGTACACCAACTACGTAAAAGCCGAAGCCGCTCTTAACGCAGTACTAAAGAAGTACCAGCAGGCACAGCAAACGGAAAGCTCACTCACTCAAGTTAAGACCGTTGCCCAGACTTCCTACGAACTAGCGGTTCAGGCTCTAGAAGCAGCCAAGACGGAAGTTACTAGGCTCACGCTCCTACGCGACACTGCCCTTGCAGAGAAGAACGCTGCCCTACTAGAAGCACAGACAGCAATCAACAACCTTACTGACGCCGAGGCTGCCTTACTCACAGCCCAGTCAGATTACAACCTTGCGCTCGAGACTAGACAAACAGCTCAAAATGTTCTAAACACAAAGCAGGAACTTCTCACTAACAAAGCAAACTCCCGTGACGCGGCCGTACAGGCTCAAATACAGGCAAATTCCAACTTTGAATTAGCGTATGAAGCTCTCGACCAAGCACAAACTAATTACGACACCCTGCTGATTCCAGACCCTACGTGGACAATACCTACTCAACTTGTTCAGCACACTAGACAAGTAGCCAACACCAGACTTGTTCCATACACCGAACTAGTTCAGCGCACGGGCTACGTCTTCAACGAGTCATCCAACATTCTTCCGCCACTGTCCGCGACTCAGTGGACAGGCGCAGGCACGGGCTTTCAAGGCTCACAGCCATCAATCAACGAGGGCATTCTCAAGTTCTCTTACATGAACCAAACGGTTACCTATCAGACCAACGCAAACCTATCAGGCACATTAACCCTAACGGTTGACGTCAAAAACCTAGACCAGAACCGTAACCAGCAGGATACCTACGAACTTCGTCTAACAACTTACGACGCATGGGGCAACGTTAATGGCGAGGCGTATTACTACGGAAACAACTGGCACGACTGGAACACGAAAACAGTAGAAGTCACCCCATCATCTCAAGTGGCTTCATACAAAGTTGACCTGACAGGTTTCGACGCAGGTTACTGGTACGGAACTTATGGACCAGAAATGCGTAACCCAAGACTGTCTGGCTACGTAACAACCGAGGTAACTTACTTCGAGGAAGTCACCACTCTTGTTGAAGAGACCTTCTTTACCGAGGAAATCTATTACACCGAAGAGCCAGTTCTATCTCAGGGAACCATCCAAGTTCAGATTAATGAAGGTGGTCAGGCAACATTTACCGCCCCTCAAGGCGCAGTCTTTGTTTCCAGCAACCTACGCTACGAAGCTAAGGACCGCCCTGAGTGCGGCGCAAACATTCAACCAAGTGTCAACGGACTCAACCAAGTAACCATACAAGCACTCAACTCAGTCTGGGGTGACCCTTGTGGTGGATGGTACAAGCACGTAACTGGAACACTCTCCTACCTAGGTCAACCAACTGCTCCACTAATCAATAACCCAGCATTGCTGCCAGCATTGCAGCAAGCACAGGAAGAGTATGACGCTGCCCTTGACGCTCTTAATACTGCCGAGGATGATATCGCGTCAGCCCAAGCAGCCTACGAAGCAGCAAGCGCACAGGAGCAAGAAGCACAGTCAGCACTAGAAGTAGCGGTTGAAGACCTAGCGGTTGCAACATCTGTACTCGACGCAGCAACTTCTACTAAGAGCAGCGCCGAAGCAACTAAGACTTCTAAAGAAGAAACGCTCACACGTAAAACCAGCGCCTTCACAACTTCACAACAAGAGTTAGATGTTGCAGCTGCAGACTTAACAAGCAAATCAACAACCGAAGCTACCACTAAGACCGAACTAGAAACTGCCACTTCCAACCTAGAAGCAGCACAGGTTACAACAACTACCACCTTCACAGAGAGCACTGTTGCCGAGAGCACACTACTTGCGTCTAGCAAAACGCTTGCGAGTGTCTTTACCGAAACTGCCAAAGAGCCTCTGCCCGACTTAACTCCAACCGAGCAACTTCTCATTAAGCCAGCTCCGCCAGTTGTAGAAGAAGAAGGCTCGAAGGAAATCCCTAAGGACCTTTCTGCCGAGAACCTTATGGAAGTTGACCTCAACAAAGTAGACCCAACTGAACTTACAGAGGAGCAGGCAGAACAACTAGTTGAAGCCGCTCTCGAAACATTCGAAACTGCCGAGCAAGGTTCCGCCGAGTATGAGCAAGCTCTTGATGCTCTCTATCTCGCTGCCGAGCAAGACGACATTGTTCTAGACGAAGCTCTAGCAGCCATCCCTGGTCTTGCTGGCGCAGTAGAGGTTCTGAACTTCCTTGGCAACGCTGGTGCTGACATGTCTCCAAAGGTTCGTGAGCAGTCAGAGAAAGTCGTTGTAACAGCAGTGGTTGCAGCTGGTGTAGCGGTTCAGGCAGCAGCAGGTGCTGCTACAAGTGCAGCCGTCTCGTCTTCCGCTCCTTCAGGCGGTTCAAGAAGAATAGGAAAGTAATGAAAGAAAAAACCATGCTCATCCTTGCATCAGGAGTGATGATAGCAATTCTGTTTGCCATCGTTGGCGACTATGTAGTAGCAGCAATCGAAACACAAACAACTGGAGAACCTGTAGAGGTTTCGTCAGATGTTATGACCCTAGTTCAAACAGCCCTCGGTGGAATCATTGGTATTCTCGGTGGCTACTTTGGTGCAAAAGCACAAATGAATAAGAAAGAAGAAGAGTAATGAAGAAGTTCCTAGTAGGTCTTTTCAAAGACATCATCGACCAGGCGTGGACACTCCTAGGTATGGCTGTTGCTTGGCTTGTACTAGAAGGCTCTGCCAAAGAGTTGACTGGAAACCTAATCCTAATCACACTCGCAATTTGGGTTCTCACCTACCCACTACGCCGCGAGAAGGATGACGAGTAATGCTAAAGCGTTTCAAGCTCTACCTACAGTTTCGTAAGGAAGTTGACCGCGTTGCTCTCAAGAAGGAAGCAGTGGCTTGGACCAAGGCTTACTTTAAGAAGCGCAGGATTCCTAACTGGACAGCAGAGTACCAGAACACTTTTGCAATCCATGTTCAGAAGTACATGGCAGCCTACATCCACACCTACGCCAAAATCAAACTGAACCAAGAGCGGTAAAATATACCTATGTCTGATGAGAATTTGGTACCCGAAGAGCGTGACTTAGCGAACGCTCTAATTACCATTGCCGAAAAGTATGGCAAGTTCAACGAGGACCAAACAGGCATCTGGGCTGATTATCATGAGCCAGAAGATAACCCTTACGCCGAGATGGGCGTTAAGTGTGGCAACTGCGTTCTATACCGCGGTGGCGAAGAGTGTGCTGTTGTTGCTTTTAAGGTTGACCCAAACGGTTACTGCCGTTTTGCGGTTCTACCTGATGGCACGGTTGACCCAAGCAAAGCACCTGAAGGCAAGACTCCTGGCAACCACGAAGTCCTAACTGCCACTGCAGGTTCTAAACCAGCTCCTAAGAAGGACCAGATTAAGGGTTCAGACAAGAACAAAAAGGGTTCTGCTGATACTGGTAAGGGCGTCGACTTCACCGAGGCAATCATCACCGCCCTTGAGAAGAAGGTTACAGAACACAATAAGAAGGCTCCAGCTGGACGCAAGGTTACTCTTGCTAAGTTGAAGGCTGTCTATCGTCGCGGCGCAGGTGCGTTCTCAACTTCTCACCGCCCAGACCAGAACCGAAACTCGTGGGCAATGGCTCGCGTTAATGCGTTCTTGAAGCTTGTTAAGTCTGGTAAGCCAACCAACCCTAAGTACACTTCAGACAACGACCTGCTTCCAAGAATGCACCCGCGCTCCAGCGAAGCTTCTAACTTCTCACCACTAATCGCATCTCTTGTTGCAGCTGCAAACACCGAAGAGTGTCCACCTGCAACTCAAGACATTGTTCTTAATATTGAAAATCGCCAGAACGCCATCGACAATGTTGGCTATGGCCCACTAAACCCAGACGAACCAAACGAAGAGTTCTGGCAAGAGAAGGCTGACCGCTGGAAGACAACTCCAGTAGAAGCAAGCAAGAGCATCTGTGGCAACTGCGTCTTCTTTGTTAGAACCCCTAGCATGCTTGACTGCATCTCTAGCGGTATCGAAGAAGGCGGTTCTGGAGAACAAAACGCTTGGGACGCAATCGACCAAGCAGAACTAGGTTTCTGTGAAGCACTCGACTTCAAGTGTGCTGCTTCTAGAACATGTAACGCATGGGCTGCTGGTGGCCCCATAACAGAGGAAAAGTAATGGCAAAAACACAATGGCCGATTGACGGCACGTTTGGTAAGACGTACAAGATTACTAGCGCCTACGGATGGCGCAAAGACCCACTAGGTCGCGCTGACAAGAAGCACCACAATGGCGTTGACCTATGGGGAGCAGCAGAGACTATCTACATCGAGGCTTTCCACGATGGCGTTGTTCTACACGCAGGTCCAAGCTCACGCAAGAAGGCTGACGGTTCGGTTGGTGGCTTCGGCTACTACGTAGTTCTTCAGCACAAGATTGATGGCAAGTTCTACACAAGCGCCTACGCTCACATGAAGCAGGGAACGCTAAAGGTTAAGAAGGGTCAGAAAGTAACAGCAGGCACAGTTCTTGGTGTCATGGGAACTACTGGCGACTCGACTGGTAAGCACCTCCACTGGGAGATTTGGATTGGTAAGACTCACGGATGGTCGGACAATGGTAAGGGCTTCGTTGACCCAATCGAGTTCACCAAGGCAATCATTCTCCGCGACCGCGCTCTAGCAGCAGGTGTTCAGGCAACCGCCCCAGACGCTCCAGTTGCGCCAGCTCCAGTCCACGAAGCACCTAAGAAAGTTGCAGCCCCTAAGGCTGTAGCCGCTCCTGCTACCCCTGCTGCTAAGGCACCAGCTGCCAAAGCTCCTGCAGCAAAAGCAGCCCCTGTAAAGTCTGTTTACGCAGAGCCATTCCCTGCAAAGCAGCGTGGTGACCTATTCGGAAACCTAGCTCCTTATCGCAACGGACGTCCTCACCGCGGACAGGACTGGAGTCCAGCTGAGCTATCTCCAATCAAGTCCATCTGCGCTGGCAAGGTTCACAACGTATTCTGGACCGATGTTCTAGGCTGGGTTATCGAAGTCTGGGAGCCAATCGAGAAGGTCTTCATCCAGTACGCTCACGTTGCCCCTAAGACTGCCACAGTTAAGAAGGGCGACATCATCAAGCTTGGTCAGGTTATTGGCAAGGTTGGTGGCGGTAAGAACACTAAGTCTGGTTCCGCCAGTACTGGAGCCCACCTGCACATGCAAATCTCCAAGAAACCAAATGGTCACCTAGCTGCCTACAACCAGCTAATCGACCCACTCAAGCACATCTTGGCACACTCAGCCAAGAAGTAGGTCTAGACAAGGCATAAAGGTGCATACTTGAGACGAGTCTCATAGCGCGTAATAAAAGCCCCTAGGAAGAAGTCCCTCCGCCACCAACTGACAAGGCGGGGGGATTTCTTTTTAGGCTACGTGCGTCGGCCAGTAGTAGTTGCACTTCTCACAGCACGGCTCGTTGTTGCGGTCTGCAACAGCGCGAACCATGTCTACATAGTAGATAGGGTCTTTGCGGTACAGGTTTGCTCGGTGCGTAGTTACTACGCGACCCATGGTATCCATGTTCAGGAACCACTGCGGAAGTCCATCACCCCAACGGTCGATGTTATCTAACGTCAGCGCCTTGAGGTTTGCTACGTTCTTATCAGTCTTGATGCCACGCTTGTCTGCTTCACGAACACAGGTGAATACATACTCAAGCAGAGCCTTCTCGTGACCTCTCCACATTTTGACAGCAGGGTGATTACGCCATCCAGCGTGAGGGTCGTCATTCGATAGCACCTTGAGGATTTGGTAACCCTCGAGAATCTGCTTGTTGAGACGCTTGCTGTCCAGGGCTTTTGCGGACTCCTGGAAGTCCTTGAATGGTAGAAATGTTTGCATACTCAGACTGTAGCACCCCTACCTAACACTTGTCAAGTACAAAAAGAAAACCCCCGAACCGAAGTCCGAGGGCTTTCCCACCAGTAGAAAGGAGAACAAACATAAACAACACTATGTCCATCCACTTACCAGTATAGGTGGTTTCCATACCTGCGTCTACGAAAACACGCAGATTAGTTCCGAGGGAAAGGTCCACCCTCCCCAAAGTTGTCGTCGTCATCTTCGTCGTCGTCAACCATGGAATTAGTAATCTGAGTAATCATGTCTTGGAAAGCACTCAGGGTCTTGCTTAGGTCCTTCGACTTAATCTCGACCTCAATCAGCTCTGCCTTGTAGATAAGCTTCGCCATGCGGTAACGGTCTGCACGCGACAAATTCTTGAAGGTTGGATTCTGTAGAAGAGTAAAGCCAATCTCTGCGAGGTGACGATTCTTCTGGAGCTTACGAATCTGACGTTCGCGCATTTTTACTTCTTTCTCTTCCTATACAGCTGCCACAAGGTTTACAGCCTAGTCCACACTCTAGCGGAGGTTCAACCGAATACCTTGCAACACAGCAATCACAGACTTCGCCTAAGCGGTCTTTGATTACGTTTACTGCTTCAATGTTAGCATCTCCAATAGCATAGCGTCTACCTAAGCGTTTGGCAACTGCAGCGGTTGTCCCACTTCCTCCGAACGGGTCAACAACCAAATCACCCTCCCGAGTATGAACCTTGATAAAAGGCTCAATCAACTTCTCTGGCTTTTGATTAGGGTAGCCAGTTCTCTCTGCGTTAGTGCTGTTGAACGTAATATCCCAAACAGACGCCACCTTCTTATCCCCTTGGTATTCTCCCTTTGGAGCTTTCCTCTCCACTCGTGGCACTTCGTCTTCTAGAAATAGGGGCGTCGACGATTTCGAGAAAAGCAAGATTGTGTTGTGCTTATTAGCCCACCACTTGCGTGCAGTACGCCCTAACCCAAAGGTCCAGATAATCTCGCCATGAGGATGTAGACCCGCCTCCAGCAACGCACAATAAACTTGGTGAACTGCTCGATAGTCCAAGCACACAGCAAGTACGCCATGAATAGATAGAACGCGAACTGCTTCATCAGCAACCTCCTTCATAAGTTTAACTACGTCATCGACGGAGTCATCTCTGTACTTCTTACCAGTTGATTGAATCTTCTGGTAACGGTCCGTTCCATACGGCGGGTCCGTCCAGATTAGTTGAACAGAACCATCCTCGAGCTGACGCATAAACTCAACTGCGTCACCGTGGTAAATCACTCGCGTCTACCGACTAGTCCTACTACAAATAGACCAGCCACGAACACGACAGGCTGTAGCACCCACCAGAGTAGAACAGAGTCGAATACCAAAGATGCGCCAGTTGCCATCAACTCACCTGATAGCAAGCACACAAAGAACAGACCAAAGGCAGCGCGTCTAGACATTAGGGAGCAACCCTTCCGTTCTTGTTAAATGCTTCGTAAGTTAGAGGCATCTTCTCTGCGAAGAACTCCTCCATCTGCTCCGCGACCATTTCAATCTCTCGCTGTGGGAAGCTAGGGAAGTGCGTCCCCTCACGCATGGTACGCAACGACAAGAAGTTCATTAGCGAACGAGCGTTCATGGTCACATACATAGACGAGTAAGTGTTGACAGGAAGCACAACTCGAGCGACTTCTCTAGCAATACCTGCGTCTAGCATTTTTTTGTAAGCCATGTAGGACTCAGTGGTGACTCGCTTGACTGTTGATGGAGTCATAGCCTTCTGCTCATAAGTGCCTTCTTCAAAGACATAAGCACCTGGCTTACCAACTTGCTTTAGCTTGCGGTCCTCACCTGGCACATAGAAGACTGGCGACAGTTCCTTGTAGCGACCGCTTTCCTCATTGTACGAAGCAATGCGGTGACGCATGAACTCACGGAATACGAATATAGGAGCTTCAATGTAGAAGGTGAAAGCGTTGTGCTCAAATGGAGAACCGTGACGGTCGCGCATGAGGTAGTTGATTAGGCCAGCTTCTTTACTTGCGTCTACGCTATTGGATGCGCCAGTGCTCACACGAGCAGCCATAGTAACTGCCGAGTCTGACGCCATCGACTGCATTAGCTTTACAGTCATGTCCGAGCGGAATGTGATATCTGTCATACCTACAGTCTATCGAATCTGGTAAACAGTCTCTTTGTGGTGACGGACTTTCACAGTTGAATCTAAGTAAGTCTTGAAGCCATTCCTGCGGGCATTGATACACCACGAGTAGTCTTCTCCAACGTTTAGTTCGAAGTCTAGGTGCTGCCACTTGATACGTTCCATCAGGAACCAAGGGCGGTCACACTTCTCAAACACTCCCGACTTCATAGCAATAAAGCCAAAGCCAAGTCCATAGACCTCGTGCAGGGTTTCGTCCAGCATCATAAAGTCTTGCTCGCGAACAACGGTTGGCTGTCCTGCGCCATCGAAGAAAGCTACAGCCACGCGGCCATCAGGGGCAGTCTGATACATACCGCCGACAACGTCCAAATCACTCTCATAGATTTTCTTAAAAGCTTCTACAGTCCACTCAACGTCCGAGTCAATCCAGAAGATTTTGCCATAGGTATAAGCACCACCGCCGACTTCGCGGGTGTCCCAATTCGGGACATAGGAGTCAAGAGCTGTAGCCTCTCGCGTGCTCGAGATTAGCGACCCCTGCTTGTTTAGGAACTTGTAGGTCTTACCCTCAGACTCCAACCAGCGAATCGTATCGACCAAGCTCGCTGTGTATTCAGCGTGCAACAGCTTTCCAGGTGTTGCAATTAGTACGTCATAGTGCGGCTTCTCGGTCATCTTAGTCCTAACTTCTCGAGTACATCATCTACTTTAACCTTATAGCCATAGCTACCATTTGTCTGGTCATTAGTAATCCCCTGCTTACCAAGAGGATAGCCTTTTTCCTCAATCAGGTCTCTCAAGTCCGAAGTGCGGATAACAAGCATCCCATTAGCATTTGGACCAGCGCATACCCACCACTCAGCCTGAGTTGTTCGAATACCAGAGTCTCGAAGGTCCGACTCATCCGACCAACTAAACTGCTGGCATTCAATGTAGAAGTTGCCATACTTCTGAGCTAGGTAGTCAGTTTTAACCTCAAACTTAGCCCCGTCATTTAGGTCGCCAAGAAATGTTCCTAGAAGGTTCTCTCCAACTTTCCCACGCTCTAGGTCGTGGTCAAAGTGCGGATTCCAACCATCAGTCATCTAGCTCAGGCTCGTCATCAAGGATTTGCTCTAGGTCTACATATCCAGTATCTCTAAGACCAAGACCAGAAAGTAGTAGTTCAAATGTCTCATTTACAAAAGCTTTTGCCCTATCTGTCTTCTCTACAATTCCAGAAGAAAGAGCGTAGGCGAGTGGCAATCCGAGGTCGTTATACTCAATAAAGTCCTTGAACTCTTCATCGTCTCTATAGTTCAGCCAGATATCAGACAGAATCTCGCACTTATTCTTGAATTTCGTTTTCATCAGTGTCCTTTCCGTTGATGAAGTCTAGAAGCATCTGCGAGTCAAAGTGCTCTCTGTAAATGTAAATACCTGCGTCTAGCTCAATGGCCGTTCTGTGTTCTTCAATCCACTTGCTAATGCGTTCACGCTCAGACTCGCGTCCTAGCTCAAGAAGCATCTGGTCTGTCTCAACTGACATTAGTTTCCTTACTTGCGGCGACGGTTTTGAATTCTGCCTTGCGTGCTCTCTTGGCACTCTCATATAGACGCTTCTTCTGCATCTGTCTGTCGTACCGAATCTTCTGCAGAACTACTTCTAGTTCCTTCTCAGCTTCTGTCATAGTCATCTTCCAATCTCTCGATGTCTTCCTCAGCATACACCCCATACATCAATTCCACAAGTCTAATTGGCTTGTCTCCGAGATTGCTGATTCTATGTACCATACCTGCGGCGACGAAAATGGATTCGCCTACGTGCAGCGACAGGGTCTCCCCGTTTACTTCTACAAGCAGCCCAGGGTCGATAGGGAACCACTTCTCCGAGCGGTTAGCGTGCTTTTGTAGCGACAGGCGACAGCCAGGATTGATGGTGACAATCTTTACGCATACTGGCGTCTCTTTGTCTTCCAGAATCTCATAACTGCCCCAAGGGCGTTCATATGTATTCATCGAGCCCCAAGTGGATTCCGAGACCACAACCTTCTGTTTACAAGACAGATGCTCTACCGTTGAGCTATTGGGGCATTGCGACCCTGAAGGGACTTGAACCCTCGACCTCCGCCGTGACAGGGCGGCGCTCTAACCAACTGAGCTACAGGGACTTGTTTGCTTGTTCTGCGTCTCTGCGTTCTTTATAACACTTCGGGCAGTAGCTACCTTTAAATCTTATACGATGCTTGCGACATGGATATCCAACAACAGGCTTCACTGAGTCTTCCTAACTGTCGTATCTCCGCCACAGCCAAGGCAGTGGTAGGTCGTGGAAGTAGCGGTCTCGTAAATCTCAATCATCCTGAAACCACAATCTGGGCAGTAAGGGTCTTTAGCCATTAGAAGCCCTCGTTGTCTAGGGACTTCTTGTAGTCGTCCATAGCCTTTTCTGGGTCGTACTCAAAAGCAAGGAACTCGGCAATCTCTCGGACTGCAACAGCCTTGGTTCCCTTACCAGTTTGCATGTAAAGCTCTTCCAGTGCCTTTAGGCGCGTCTGGACATTCTCCTTAGCAGCCTCGACTCCTGCGTCGTAACTCTCGTCACTGTCGTCATTGGCGTTGTAGCCAGAGTCCCAACCCTCGTCCCAACCGAGGTCATAGGCTTCTTGAATCAGCTTTTTAAGCTTTTTGGTAATCTTCTTCATTTACTGGCCTCCAGCCACTAAGGTATCAACTTCGTACATAACAGAAGGTAAATCCTCCCTATGTAATTTTAAACCTAAGTTTATACAAAGTTAGGAGTGTATCCCGCTAATTGGCTCTACCCAGTCGCGAATAACAGCCATTAGCTCATTTACGTTTAGCTCCAAAAGACGGTCATAGTCCTTCGGTTCTAGAGCGTGTTTCAGTGCTTTAACTACTCCCTCCATCTGCGTCATTGACTCAGGGGACTGCAATCCCTGTAGAGCTTCAAACACAATAGGAAACGGAAGTCTGGTAAAGCTAGTAGCAACTGCTCGGAAAGCAGGAGTGTCAATCTCCACGAATGGAGCTTCGCTTGATTCAAAACTTGTCATTAGTCAATCCTACCTTTGTAGATTACGGTGTCAATGATTTTGTCTAGGACTTTCGCAACAGTGCTGCCAGCAGCCCACTTACGTCTCTCCTGACGGACGACCAGAAGAATCTTCTCCTCCTGCTCTTTGAGGACACCTCGGAGAATCTCTTCTGCAATGCCGTCAATAGTTACTTCTTTAGTTTTTTTATCACAGCAGACGCATTCAGGGCCAGTGTAGGTTGGTTCTTTGAACTCTCTCATTTGATACCTAGTTCCTTCTTTACAAACTGCCAAAAGTCTTCAGGGTCTAATACTACTCCGTTGAACATGTTCTCAGGAATCTTTCTGTCCTTAGGACCCTCGATTTCTTTCTGCTCTGCACGACGCTTACGGAAGTAGTGCTTGGCACACAGTCCGTGACCAAATCGCTTATCAACAGGACATCCAGGCTCTAGGCAAGGTCCTTCTTTTGACATCTTGCTCATTTTGACTTCTTCACGTTCTTCTCTTCAAAACCGTACTTGCGTAGGTACTGAACAATGTACTTGAGTGCTCTCCAGTCAGAGGGCGTGCTTGCAGAGAAGAAGAAGGCTCCGCCTGGCGAAGTCCACTTGTAGTGGTTGTTTTTATTGGCTGAAACTATCCAGCCCTGCTTCTCAGCATTCTTTATTAGCTCTTGAAGCTCTTTGCGATATGCGGCCATCTGTCTTTCCTTACTACGTACTGGCGTGTAAAGACAAGGTAGCACACATTGGTGGTGGATGTCAAATCCATTTTAAAAGTTTGTTGTGGTGCACGACTGACTAGGTCGCCACCACCGCCCCACTACCGAACTACCTCAGGGGAACTAGCACCATTGCGAGCCTTTTCCGACTACTAACGGCTTTGGTATGCCGATTTCCAACCTTCGGGGGAACCACCTACACCACCCTCTTAACGTCGGTGGTCCACGCTAGAGCAGTCACGCTCAAGATATTAAGGCTCGCAGGAAACCCTGCCAAACGAGAAGAATCCATGGCCATGGTAATCTTCCGAGCCTTAGCGGACTGCGAGGAATCGCACCTCGGCAACTCCATACGGAGTACCTCTAGCTACCTTATCCGCGGTGGTCAGGTAGCACAGTCCATCAGGTCGTATTCGCAATGCGGGAGACCAAACCCTTAACTAGCCGTTAGGTCTTGCGGTTACTCGGATTACTCTCTGCATAGCCGTAAACGGGTTTATTACATTTATCCTAGCACCTGCCGCAGCAAAGGGTGCTAAGACCAGCCGTTCCGTAGGCTGCCATCAATCTGCGGTCGATGGCTCACGAAGGGAACGTCTGTTTGCTGCCTCACCTGGACTCGAACCAGGAACTTACGAGTTAACAGCTCGTCACTCTGCCAATTGAGTTATAAGGCAATGCACAGACTGCTCCCGATTGGGAACTCCCTATCCTAAGAGCAATCTGGCAAGGCGGGTCACCCTTGCGGGATTCCTGCATTTGGTACAGGGATTTGCGTACTGCGATAGTTACTAACACCTTCGGTTCTTTCGCGTCCCTGCTCTGTCTCGGCTGAGTTAGTTGTCGCTACACCGAGCACATTGTGGAGATGGGGGGAGTCGAACCCCCGTCCTGACAAAGTCTATTTGTTCTTCTACACGCTTAGGCAGTTTGCTTTGTGTTCCCGATGGTTGACCTGCCAGACATCGAGTCAGATTCAATTACGGCTTGAATCGTGGCCGTGGTGCAAGTTGTCCTATTTGTTTAAAGCCTGACTGCCCACTTAGGACTAGTGCTTTGTCAGGGGTTCTAGAAGCTTTGTCGGTTAAGACTAGGCAGCTAGAGCGAATGCAGAACGAGATTCAGCATTTATTTTTTGTAGCGGTTTTACAAGACTCCGCTATCTTGGCGTGCTTCACCAAACTTCAGATGCCAGTCGAAACCAGGCATCCCCATTCACTATTTAGTTGTAAGTAGATTATAGCAGATTACTGCTTGGTAACCAGACGACGCTTAATTGCGTCAAAAATCTTTGGACGCTTCTTTGAAGCCTTACCGTTTGGACGGTTGTCGTTGGTAGCTGGGCCAGACTTCTGTCCGCCTCCGCCTTTTCCTTTAGCCATTACTGACCTTCCTCTTCTTTGTTCGACTCCTCGATTGAGTAGCCACGATTAGTTGCACGCCACACCGATGCTGCGTGAGCGTCTTCTACTTCAAGCTTGTGCTCTGCATCTTCGTACAGACGAATAATGTGGATGCACGGGTCGCTTTCTTCAAACTCTTCGGCTTCCTTCTCACTTAGCGGAACACCATCGTGAGTTTCGCAAACTGCTGGACCGCACCAACCCTGGTCAAATCCAAACTTGAGCCATTCCTCAAAATCCATGCGCTGCCTTTCTACAGAAAACTGTTGCCCCTCACCCGCGCTAACAAAGTGAGGGGCTATTCAGTTGTGCGCCTGATAACTAACAAGCCTTGATAGTTGTTATCAGTTTTTGCTGCGGGATTGCAGCACTAAGAGGCTAACACAGATAGCACCCCCAACGCAACAAATCCCCCTGATTTCTCAGAGGGATTTGCTTTGTGTTGTTTAGAGGTCGTTGGCTTTCTTGTTGCGGGCAACTTCAGCTTCAGCCGATGATGCGAACGCAATGTTGATTTCATCTTCATCTAGAACGCCGTCTACAACGTATGCACGCGATAGAGACTCGGCAACTTCCATAATTCCAACAAAAGCAGCAACAAGAGCGGACTGCCAGAGTTCAACTCCAGCAATCGAACCAGCGGCTAGAACACCGCTGACCTTGAGGATGACAAGCGCAATTGCACGCTTGAAAATCTTCTTTGCAATTTCCATGTTATTCTCCCAAGAGATAGGTGGGTTTATTAACCCTCTCTCCCAAGAGTTACTTCTATTTTACCGCACTTTACCTGTGGCGTTTTGGGGGAACTACGAGCCTTAGAGGAATACCTTTACGGGCATTTGCTCTCTGTCTTTCAGTCGTTCCACCCCAAATGCCAAGCTCTTCTGGGTGGTTCATAGCATAAGCAAGACAGGACTGCTGGTAGGGGCAGGAGAAGCAAACTTTTTTAGCTTCACGTTCGTATGTGTAGGTACCACGTCTAACCATAGAGCCATCAGGGGCCTCATCAGAAAAGAAAGCATCTGGGTCAGTTTCCGCACATGGGGGAGTCCCGTGCTCCTCAAAGTCAGGATAATCTTCAGGGAGCTGTGGGAGATTCATATGCTTCTTTCTAAACCCAGGTTTTCTTTGTGCTGAAGTCACCGCCCTTGAAGTTAATCTTCGGTGCGCTGAATACTCTCAATAGTTTACCGTCGCAACCTTCTTCAGCGCAAGTTAGCTGCTTCTGCTCCTCGTCCATTCCGCGAGATTCTGAGAAAGTGTGCTCTGAATTTTCCGAGCATTTGTAGTCATAGATAATTGCCATTTGTCAATTCTACCGCATAAAAGAAAACCCCTCCCGAAGGAGGGGCTTTCAGCAGTTACTAGTCTTGCTCTACCAGAGTATTGAGCTTATCTAGACGGAATCCAGACCAACTATCCTGACCTACCACAACGATAGGTGCAGATGCGTAGCCTTTCTCCTCGATAAGGTCAAACACTTCAGGACTATCCGCAATCATCTTGGCTTCAAACTCGATGCCCTTGACTGTTAGGAATCGCTTGGTCTGCTCACAAGCAGTGCAGTTTGGGTTGCTGTATACGATTACCATTACTTCTGGTTCTCCACAATCAACTTGACTTCACATGCGTCCGTGGTGCAGTAGGCATCGCCAATAGCCTCGATACCGAGACCCTGATAGATGCCAGCAAGAGAGATAGGGAACAACTTACCAGCTGCTTCTTCGTACTGCTCTTTTGTAATCTGGGTGTATGGCATCTGTGGGTAGACGTGGTTTCCTGAAGGTAGGAACGACACAGTCTTCAGTTGACCGTCATACATGTGAAGTACTGACTCAACGTGCTGAGCCTCAGTCTCTGGGTCAAAGGTTACAGTAACCGACACAGAGTTGTCCGACCAGTAACGCTGAGCAGTAGCAGCCAGAGCCATCTTCTCAAAGATAGTGACGTCGCGCTCTGCACGCTTCGCACCAGACTTGATTGGGAAGAACACAACCGAAGTAGTGTCTGGGCTTTCCGAAGCTGGCTCAACAGTGTAGTTAGCCATCTTGAATAGAGCCAGCATTGGGTCGTTGTTACCAAAGCGAATAGCACGCATGAAGTATTCGCCACCTGGAGTCCAGTGAACACCTGGCGACTCACCAGCAAGAATCGATACAGTTCCCGAAGGCTTGACGGTAGTGGTCTTGATTGACTCACGAATACCTAGCCACTCCGAGTAGACGGTGTCGTACTTCTTAACTACCGCGTAACCCTCGTCCATCCAAGTACGAAGAGTTGGTAGACCGTGAACATCAGCAAAGTTAGCGATACCAGACATTGAGGTTCCGATGCGACGGTTACGCTGCATGATTGCGTTGGTCTCTTCCCAGTGGGTAGGCATGAGAGTTACAGTCTTGGCGTAGAGGTAAGCGAACTTCAAAGTACGCTTGTAGTCTTCCAAGTCCTTGTGGCGGTTGAGGTAGGTCTCGACAAGAGTACACATTTCGTAGCTCTCGAGTGACTGCTCTGCACAAGGGTTGTAACCCATAATGCGGTGGTCCTTGTTGTTGATTGGGTCACCTAGACGGCCGTATGCCTTCGAGATGTCTTCCCAGATAACGCCAGGCTCACCGTTGCGGATGATTCCATCGATAATCTTCGAGAAGTCAGTTCCAACGTTCACCATGACCGAGTTGTTTGACATCCAACCCCAACCAGGAATCTCTGGGTCGTAGGAGTTGCGCTCAGGGAAACGCTCAGCGTTCTTGAGATTCAGGAAGTCCTCGTCGTCAATACGACCGATAAGTAGCTCAGCTGAACGACGAACGTTGCCCGATACAACACAGCGGCCAATCAGGTTACCGAGGTCAGCAATGTCAACAGTCGTCAACATCTGACCCTTACGGCCACAGAAAATCTGGCTAATCTTGTTGTGAAGCGCAATCAGCGGGTCTGGACCAGACGCAGTTCCACCAAAGGTTGCAATAGGCGAACCGTATGGGCGAATCTGGTCATAGTTAAAGTCCCACTTAGGCTGGTCTGGCTTGAGGAACGAGTTGATAAGTGCAACCGTTGACTCCATCCAACCTTCACGGGTGTCAGGGATGTCGTAGTTCTGAGGAGCACCTGGCTCGTAAATCTCAAAACCTTTGTCAGCACCCTTGTCGTCAAAGCCAACACCCACACCGAGCATCGATGCTTCCATGAGGAATGCGAATGGCTTACCTGGGTTCTGCTTGGTCATCTCCAAAGTAGAAACAAAAGCACAGTTCTGCAGAGCAGCCGAGTTCTTCTGAATGTTTACGATTGGAGTTCCCATAACCCAAAGGCCGCGACCTGGAGGCGACCACTTGAGGTGGAACAGGGAGTCAAAGAACTCTTTAGCCGAGGCAGCAGCCTTAGCGTCTGACCATGGCAAACGGTTAGCGCGTGCGTGGTCCTTCTGAATCGAATAGGTTCCGTTAGTAACGCGCTCACAAACCTCCGCCCAAGTCTCTTTAGTTCCGTCTTCTTTTTTGCGAGAGTACGTGCGAAGGAACGTGATTTCGCCTACAGAGTTGCCAGCAGCATCTTTGTAACCGAAAGGTGATTCCTTGGACTTGTACTCTGCTACGAACTCTTCATTTAGCTTAAATGAGAACATGCAGATGTACCGCTTCCTTAGGGGTGATTGTTTGTCTTACAAGTATACCTCGACCCCAGAAGGGTGAGTATTACTCAGTTGACAAGAATAGTGCCTCAGCAATTTCTTTGCAACTCGGGCAAATCCTTAGTTTTAAAGGGTCTCTGGACGGCACAAAGATTTTTCCACATAGGGCTATTACGGGAGTTCCCATAATATACCCCTCTGTCACTTCGGAGGATTCGGCGTAATGAGCAAAACGCTCGTTGTTTTCCTCGTCTAAATCAAGGTCAGTCAGTTCGAGTAAATCAGAATCAGTGCTCATAAGTCTCCTTAGTTAATTCTAGGTATCGCTACTGGCGTGTAAATTTCATCAATAGGTTCCAAAATACCCATAACCGCATCCGCAGAAATAGTTGCCATACGAGCCGCAGCGTCGTGAACTCCATAAGTGATTACAAGTTCACCATCTTTTTTAACCATGCCAGCGGCGAACTCAATGCCAAGACCGTCAAAAATAAATTCACCAGAAATCTCAATCGGGCTTCCGTAATTGTTGAAGCGCACAAACTGGTGGGTGTACTTCTTTTGGATTGCGTCGGTATAGGCATAGGTGTTTTTGTTAAACTCCGTGTACCTTTTCAAGTATGTAAAGTGAACTAAACCAAGATATGTCCCATCTCCTAGGCTCAGAAGATTGGTTCCACCTCTAAGACCAGCTAAAGACTGTAGATTAGTTGCTTTAGATGTAAAAGTTCCATCTTTGTAGGTAGTCCTAGGCCCAGTGACGAAGTCAAAATTAGGATTTGGAGAGTCAGTAGTTAGCCAGTTCTTTTCTGCCCTGAAAGCATCGTATCCGTCATACTTCTTTACAAAAGTCGCCAAGTTTGTGTTTTGGTTGTATCTATACAAAGCTACTCGACTAAACGGCGTGTGCTCACGCTCAAGCATTACTGCCGTGAAATACCAGGAATCATCACGCCAAAACAGCCTTGCATCCTCTAAACCCCTAGAAATCGAGGGACCAGAGCCGTCAAACCTTATCTTTTGTCTAGTAGCAATTCTCAGGGTGTCCTGGTCTAGGTGAGCAAACCAGATTTCGCTCTTTAGCATGCTACCCCCAGCAACCACGTTGAGGGCTCCAGTCTTTTGGTTTACTACATAGTTACTAGAGCGAATAGTCATGGCATAGCCATAGGCTGGTGAGAACGCAATACACGGGTTAAAAGCTGACCATTTATCATTCTCTGGGTCTACAAAGCGGAGAAATTCTTCCGTTTTACCGCCAAAATCTTTAATGCTGGGATACTGAGCCTGAATTGCTCTTGTCATTGCACTCTTTCAATCTGTAAATAGGTCTATACAAGCATACTACCAGGCTTTAAGCCCACATTAGAACGGCCAAAATGATGTAAAATAAGAGTTGAGTAACTTTCCCCGAAATGAGATAAAATGAGCTGCTGTGGACCTACAGGAATTCACAACTTCACATGCAACCAGGGTGCAACTTTTAGTCGCACAATCACCTGGAAGGACTCAGCGAACGCTGCTTACGACCTAACTGGCTACACCGCCCGTATGCATGTCCGTGAAACTGTAGAAAGTGCCAACACCGTCATTACTCTTACAACTGCTAACTCCAGAATTACGCTAGGAAGCAACGCAGCGACTAAGGGACAGATTACTCTAACCATTTCTGCTGCAGACACAGCCAATCTAACGCCAGCAATCTATGTTTACGACTTAGAAGTAGTTTCTGGCGGGGGTGTTGTTGACCGCCTTATCGAGGGAAACTTCGTAGTAAAGGCTGAGGTGACCCGATAGTGGCTATTGAAAGCAACGACAAACCAAACAGAGTCATAGTTGACAAGCGTGACCAGAACAAAATTGTTGTTCAGGAACAAATCACCAAGATTGAGATTTCTCAAGGTGGACCGCAGGGTGCAACTGGTCCTCAAGGACCGACTGGCCCTCAAGGAGCGACTGGAGCGACTGGAGCAACTGGCCCAGCTGGTCCAGCAGGAGCTGACGGTATCGCAGCAGAGGAAGTTGTCGACTTAGTCTCGTATGTTCACAACCAAATAGCAACATCAAACGTATGGACCATAACCCACTCCCTGGGGTTCTTCCCAAATGTATCGGTATATAACAGTGCAGATACAATGGTAGAGGGAGAAATTGTACATAACGACATCAACTCGCTAACAATTAATTTTTCAGCAGCCTTCTCTGGAAAAGCACACCTCTCCTAAGGAAAATAAATGTCTCGTTCATTTCTAACTGGGCTCAATCTAAACAAGAATGAGCTGCTAAATGCCCGCATCCAAAACTTGTCGACTGCTCCTAGCAGCCCAGTCGCTGGTCAAATCTACTACGACACCGACACCAATCAGCTAACACTTTGGAACGGTACCGCTTGGGTATCGCTAGCCGAGGGTGGAGATGTTACTTCGCTAATCAACGCTGCAATTGACGCGCTGACTACTAGTGACATTGAAGAGGGTACCAACCTCTACTACACTGACGAGCGCACCCAGGACGCCATTGGCAACGCTATTGCTGCTGGAACTCAGTCTGGAATTACCGTCACATATACTGACGCCAGCAACAAAATTGACTTTACGGTTGCTGACCAGTTTACTGGTAAAACTACAGATGACCTGACTCAAGGAACAACTAACCTATACTTCTCTAACACTGCAGCTCGCTCAGCTGTCTCTGCTGGTGACGGTCTAGATTACAACTCATCTACTGGTGTCTTCTCGGTTGACCTCAAGACTTCTGGTGGCCTAGTAATAGATACCACAGAACTAAAAATCGACCGCACCACCACCGACACTTGGTACGACGCAGCAGGAGCAGCTTCGACAGTTGCTGGAAACCTAACCACTCACGAGTCTGACACAACAACACACGGTGTTACTGGCTCAATTGTCGGTACATCAGACACTCAGACTCTAACCAACAAGACTATTGGAACCTCTGGACTCGGGTTTGTTAATGGTGGACAGACTTCCACTATCGCGGCAAGCAACGATGACCTACAAATCTCGGCATCGAACAACATCAGCCTGACCACTAGCACTGGTGACATCATTCTTAACCCAGATGGTCAAGCCTACATTGGTTCAGCTGTAGCTGGAAACGACATTCTGACCCAAAACAACCTAGACCAATATATCGGTGACGCTACTGTTAACGGTTCTACTGGAAACACCATCACCGACCGTATTGCTACTGCTGTCGCCAACCTAGTTGACTCTGCTCCAGCCGCCCTAGACACTCTGAATGAGCTGGCTGCCGCAATCAACGATGACGCTTCGTTCTCGAGCACCATCACCACTTCGATTGGCACAAAGGTGAGCAAGTCTGGCGACACCATGACTGGTGCTCTTACCCTAAACGCTGACCCTACCAACTCGCTACACGCTGCAACTAAGTCTTACGTTGACAACGCTGTATCGACACTAACCACTACATACGCAGCAAGCAACACGCTACTAGAGCCGACTAGCAACGTAGTGACATGGGCTGTAACGCATAACCTAGGAACTCGCGATGTAACCGTTCAGGTTTATGAGCTAGCTTCCTACACTCAGGTCGAGGTAGATGTCGTTCGTACCAACACTGCTGCAGTCACCCTATCCTGGGTCTCCGCATCTAACGTTGCAGCTGACTCTTACCGCGTCGTAGTGGTAGGCTAGTCCTAGCACACAAACAATAGAGGTTCGCCTTGGCTAGAAAGTTTCTCACACCTGTAGGTCTGCCGTCAGGAGCATCCAACCCTGCGACAGGCTCTGCTGGTGACCTGTTTTATAACACCAGTGATGGGTTTATTTACAACCACAACGGCACTTCATGGTCTCAAATTGTTGGAGACGGTATGCCAGCTGGCGGAACTACAGGTCAGCTCCTATCCAAGATAAACGGCACAGACTACAACACCGAGTGGGTTGACGAGACCTCTATTGCCACCTCCACTGTTAAGCACCTCGTTAAAAACGACTCTGGCGTAACGCTTTCCAAAGGAACCGTTGTCTACACAAAGAGCGCTAACGGAACTAACATCCTTGTCGATAAGGCAATCGCAACCAATGACACCTACTCTTCTCAGGTGCTTGGATTCCTAGAATCAGACCTTGCAGCTAACGAAACTGGCTACTGTGTAAACAATGGCCTAGTAACAAACATCAATACCGACGGAGCAACTGCTGGAGACCCAGTATGGCTGTCGGGAACCACTGCTGGTGGTTTTGTCACTGGTGCTGGAAATAAGCCAGTTGCTCCAACTCACCTCGTATATCTTGGTGTCGTCACTCGCGCTAACTCAAATACTGGCGAGATTTTTGTCCACATCAGCAACGGCTGGGAACTCGACGAACTCCACAATGTTTTGATTGATGGAACTCCTGCTGACAATGAAGTACTGGCTTACGACTCTGGTTCAAGTCTCTGGAAAAATCAAACAGCAGCAGAGGCAAACCTTTCGGTCGTCGGACACACTCACAGTATTGCAAATGTAACGAGCTTGCAAGATTCCCTGGATGCAAAAGCCAATCTCGCTGGAGCATCTTTCACTGGAAACATTTCAACCACTGGCGATGCAAACGTTGCTGGAAAACTAAATATTACCGCATCCTCGGGCAACGAGGGTGGAGAACTTTTTCTAGCAGCTCCAGCCGCAAACACTTCAATCACCACTGGTGTAAACATTGACATCTACCAAAACAAACTACGTTTCTGGGAAGCAGGTGGAACTAACCGCGGATACTACGTAGACATTACAGGTGGAGCATCAGCCGTTGGAACTAGCCTGACTGGTGGTTCTACAGGCGCTATGAACTACGCTCAAACTGAGGGAACCAAGCAATCTGCTATTTCTTCAGTAGGAACAACTATCGTTAGCGTGTCGATTACTACTAACGGTTACCCAGTTCTTGTAAACGTCACTGGTGACGTAGAGAACAACTCTGCGGGCGGCTGGGTAGTTCTACAACTATATAGAGGGTCTACCGCTATCGGAAACCCTGTTCACGCCGAGTCATCTGCTGGTTCAGAAAACGTTCCATATGCCCTCAGTGTTATTGATGCCCCTTCTGCTGGAACCTACACCTATGCTTTGAAACTAAACAACGCAGCAGGTGGAACCTTTAACTTCGGTGAGTCCGATGGTCCAGTAATTACTGCGATTGAGTTGTCGGGTCCTAAGGGTGACACTGGTTCTGCTGGTGCAAACGGAACTAGCCCTAACGCATTTACAACTATCTCGACTCCGTCTGGAACTAACCCTGTAGCTGACTCGACTTCAGATACTCTTACCTTTACTGCTGGTACTGGTATCAGCATTACTGGAGATGCAACCGCAGATTCGATTGCCATTGAGACAAACGGAGCTTCGGCAAACGGTGCGTCAACACTTGTGCTCAGAGATTCGACTGGAAACTTCTCGGCAAACGTAGTCACCGCATCCACATTCTCTGGCTCTGGAGCATCTCTTACAGCCATCCCTGCAGCTAACGTAACTGGGACACTAACCAGCACCGTCCTTGGTAACTCAACCGCATATGTTGGAACTACCGCGATTGCCCTAAACCGAGCCTCGGCAAACCAGGGTCTTACTGGAATCTCGAGCGTTACGTTCCCTGGTTCTACTAGCGGAACAATCCAACTTCTTGCTAACGCTGCCGCTGGAACTGGAACAGTACTCACTCTCCCAGCAACTACTGGAACCCTAGCGCTGACATCTCAGATTCCAACAGTAAATGACGCAACACTAACTCTGGCTGTCTCTGGTGTAGGTCTATCTGGTAGCCAAACCTTCACCGCAAATCAATCAACTGGTGCTACATTCACCGTAACTAGCAATGCTAACTCAGCTAACGGAGCTTCCACTATTGTGGCCCGAGATGCATCAGGTAACTTCTCAGCAAATACAGTCACCGCAACCACGTTTTCTGGTTCTGGTGCGTCCCTAACTAACGTTCCTGGTGCAAACGTAACGGGAACACTTACCTCTACAGTTCTAGGTAACTCGACTGTCTACATTGGAACTACCGCAGTCGCTCTTAACCGCTCAACTGGAAACCTAGGTCTCACTGGAATTTCGAGTGTTACACTCCCTGGCTCAACATCGGGAACGATTCAACTTCTTGCTAACGCTACCGCTGGTACAGGAACTGTAGTAACCCTCCCCGCAACTACAGGAACAGTTGTAACTACAGGCGATTCTGGAACCGTCACTAACACGATGCTAGCTGGGTCAATCGCTAATGCTAAGTTGGCTAACACCGCAGTATCTCTTGGAGCGCAAACCCTAACTCTCGGTGCAGCAGCTACAACAACTATTTCTGGTATGACTAGCGTTAGCTCGTCCACACTAACCTCTACTGTTGCAACTGGAACTGCGCCGTTTACCGTCACATCGACAACTCAGGTGACTAACTTGAAGGCAGAGTTTGCTGGAACTGCAGACCTTGCTAACGCTGTAGCGGTAGGAAACGTGAGTGGCTTGGGAGCAAACGTTGCTACCTTCCTAGCAACACCTAGCTCGGCTAACTTACTAAACGTAATGACAACCGAGACTGGAACTGGCAACCTAGTATTCTCAACAAACCCTTCGCTCGATGGTATAACACTAAACGCTGGAACATCCTTCATCATCGAAGATGCAGACAGCGTTGTCGGTCGTGTAATTGGTTCTGGAAACCTGTTCTATATTCAAGCTGGAGCAGATTCAAATGACAGCACTGGTCACATTTTTATGGGCCGCTACGCAAATGCTAACCCAGTTGCCAACATCACACTAAACGCTACTACCACAAACGTAGCCACCAATCTTCGCGTAGGTAACGACCTGACTATGGTTGGAAGCGCCACCCTAAGAACTGGTGCTTCTACAGCTGGAGACGCTCCACTCTACTTTGCCTCAGGAACAAACCTGTCGGCTATTGAAGCTGGAGCCGTCGAGTATGACGGAAACGTGTTCTATGGAACCCCGAAGGTAACAAGCACTACTTATGGTAGAGGTTTGATTCCGACCACTATGGTCTACTCAAACAACACTTCGCCTACAACCACCACTTCAACAGGTGGTGCCACCATTACCCTGAATCCGCTCGGAACCGCGGTAACTCTTCCAGCTGGCTCGTTTGAAGTAGAGGGATTTGTAGTAGTTCAGGTGAGCAGCACGGTAAACCCAGCGTCTACCCTAAGATTTGGATTTACTGGTACAGGCGTAGCTTCAATGCTTTTTGATGAGAAATACAACGCTAACCAGGCAACCTTAACTACTATTGCTGCTCCTACAAATGGTGCCAGAACCTCGGTAGGAACAGTAAGCGTAGTGAGTAGCCCGACTAGCGGATACTACACACGAGTTTGGTTTAAAGGAATTATCAGAACTTCTTCTACAGCCGCATTTAACCCTATCTTCACGGTAGTAAATGGTTCTACACCAGCAACAGCCACTCTGACAGCGCAGCCAGACGGATTTATGAAGGTAACCCCACTAAACGGAACTTACACTGCAGCAGTTAACATTGGAGGCTGGGCTTAATGGATAGATTTCACTGGTTTTGCTATTGCCGCACTGAAGGCTGTTTAAATGCAGGAAATGCCAACTACATAATTACTGAAGAAAACGTTGCACCAAACCCTGTGTGCGGCAACTGTTCAGTGGCAATCACCGAAATAGTTTCAGTAGAGGACCCTAACCCTCTTTAGGTCTCTGCCCTGGACGAGGCTTGTATTCGGGTCTAATAAAAACAACTCCATCGTGCTTCATTTCGCATATCCGAGCCAACGAATCCACTACAAAAAGTTCCTTGCAGACGCTGCATTGGTTATTCGGTTTGCTCATCGTTCTCCTGTGAAGTTGTAACTTAATTATCTCACAGCTTGACATGAGCCAGATTTTTGTCCTAGAATGTGGTTATGCATTAAGTTGTTCCAGCGAGACGACATGCGACGAAAGCCACTCTTCGGAGTGGTTTTTTCGTCTCTACGGGTATAGACTTTTAATATGAGTGATGACACCAACAACAGAAAGCTGTATCGAGTCGACTGGAAGTACATCGACCTAGATAAAGGTGTAGATGAAGATTACGCCTACATCGGAGCAGATAGTCCAGTTGATGCAACTAACGGCATCCCTGGGACTGACTTTGTAGTTAGAGAAGCAACCAGAGAAGAGATGGAAGCCTACGTCGCTGGATATGAAGACGGTTACGACATTGCAATTATCAGCACCAGGATTGAAGACTTAGATGCTGGCCTAGAGCTAGAGATTGAAGACGAGGACTAATATGAAGGTATACATCGCAGGTCCAATGAGCGGCTACGAAGACTGGAACTTTCCCGCTTTCTTTGAAGCCGAGCGACAGCTGCTTGAGCTAGGATACGAAGTAATCAATCCAGCACACAACGACGGAGCAACTGTTCAAGAAGCTCTGGAATCAGCTGGCTCACCTGACCGACCAAACAACATGTGGTCTTGGTACATGCGTCGCGACCTACCGCACGTTATGGAGGTGGACGCCCTCTGTGTCCTCCCAGGTTGGCAGAAGTCAAAGGGAGCAAAACTGGAAGTCCACGTTGCAACTGCCATCGGCATCCCGCTAATGGTTCTGAAAGACGGCAAACTTGTTCCACGTGTAACCTGCATCGGCATCTCTGGCTGGGCGAGAGCTGGCAAAGATACTATTGCTGACCACATGGTGGAGAACCACGGTTATGTCAAGATGTCTCTAGCGTCACCAATGAAGGACGCTCTCTATGCCTTAGACCCTCGCATCACCGTTAATGAAGTTCAAAACACTTCTCTTCGAGTTGCAATTGATGTTTACGGCTGGGAGGGAATCAAAGAACGCAGCCCAGACATCAGAGGACTACTTCAGCGTTTTGGAACTGAAGTTGGTCGAGTCCAGTGGGATGAAAACTTCTGGGTAGACATGGCACTTAGCCGCATTCCAGACGGTAGCAAGGTTGTATTTGCTGACGTTCGATTCCCTAATGAGGCTAACGCCATCAAGGAGCTAGGCGGAGAGATTTGGCGTGTAGAGCGTTTTGACTCAGGCCCAGCAAATAACCACATCTCTGAGCACGCACTTGACGACTACGCATTTGACCACCTAATTCGTAACTACAACGGACTCGAGTCGCTCTACCAGACAGTTACCACAATTCTTACTGACTTATAATTAGTAAGTGGATGAAAACAAAGAACTAGCACTACTTTACGCTCGAGTATCGACGCAACTTCAAGTCAATGACGGCGTCTCACTCGATGTTCAAGAGCGTCAACTCCAACAAGCAGCCGAACTAGCTGGATTCACCAATACAGAAATAGTTCGTGAAGAAGGCCGCTCTGGTAAGTCTATCGCTGGGAGGCCAGCACTCACCGACGCTTTGAAGCGTTTAGATAAAGGTGAAGCAAAAGTTTTGTTTGTTACCCGCATCGACCGCCTGGCTCGTTCGACAAAAGACTTTCTAAGTATCATTGACCGAGCAAATACAAACGGTTGGCGACTAATCATGCTTGACCTTAATTTAGACACCGCAACTTATCAGGGCCGATTTGTTGTAACCATTATGTCTGCCCTGGCAGAGATGGAGCGCGGAATTATCGCTGAGCGACAGCGTGATGTCCACAAAGACCGCCGCGCTCGCGGAATCGTATGGGGCGTAGATATGGGACCACGTAACAAAACCCCTGAAGAAATCAAACAGAGAATTCTGTCTGAAAGAGCTTCAGGGGCTTCGTTTAAAACAATTGCCGACGGCCTAAACCGCGACGAGATTCCTACTCAGAATCTTCGGAAGTGGTATCCGACGACTGTGAAGAATCTGTTTGACTCTCTACAGGAACCTCAGTAGACATATTTTGAATTTCCAGCATACGCAAGAAGCTTCCAACAAAGCTGTAGTCTCCAGCGTGCGATAGTCTGACCCAAGGAGCAGCCCAAACATCATTACCAAGCTCACGCCACATCTGGCAGAAAGCGTAATCTTCAGAGAGCAAGATGTTCTCTGGGTCTGGAGTGATAAATGTAGTGAAGTACTCCGTGATGGTGGTGTCTTCAATCGAGCCGTTGTTGATTGAGTTATTTTTGTATGTCTTACACACTGGCTTTAGGGCCTCAAACACGTTGCGACGAATAAACATCATTCCAGTACCGATATCGCGAACCTTAAATGGTTCGTTGTATTTGAATGTCTGCTCCTCGGCTAGAAAGTTTACGGCAAAGTATCCAGCGTATTCTTCTAGGTTTTCCTTACCAGCCAGAGCGGCTTTGCGAACGTTAGGCCAGTTAATTGCTTTCATCGGGTAGATGCCACCAATTAGGTCTTTGCCTGACTCAACCATCTGCACAACTTCAGCAGCCTTGAATCCGTGGTCTGCATCAATAAACAAAAGAGCATCGCCATCAGTTTTTAGAAACTCGTGGACAAGAGTGTTACGAGCTCGAGTGATAAGGCTCTCATTGGTAATTACAGTCTGAAAGACTTGGTGTCCACGCTGATTGAGCGCAGCTATCAACTCGTATACAGAAGAAACGTATGTGCTTTTAGCGTTGCCGCCATACATCGGGGTAGCGATGCAAATTTTCATAAAACTCCTAGAGGGTGGTTTGGGGGGCCAGGCACTACACCTAACCCCCCGCGCTGGAGTTTTTCCTCTCCCCAGCAGTTTGTATTCTACAACACTACAAAGTTTACTGTTAGAAAACTAAGGCGTGTTTTAGAAATTCTTCGCTACCGCAGTTAGAGCTCCCCAGTTCGGCTGGGTGTTGTCTGGAACTGCCATAGGACGTAGAACGTAGTTCAGAATCATAGCGTTAGAGCCTTGACCCTCAATCTTGATTCCGCGGTCAGCAAGACGACGCTGGAAGTTAGTCTGAGATAGAGGACGCTCAGTGCGGGCTTCAGTCCAACCCTTGTAGATTCCATAGAGGTCACGGATAGGGACAGCAGCTTCCTCAGAAGCGATTACGCGCTCTTCAAGGAATAGACCAATTCGGTCTTCGTTCTTGCGATACTGCTCAGCAGCCTCACGAACAGCGGTACACATCTCTAGCGGGTCCTTAGCCGAAGAGCCAAGGTACTTAACAGCACCCTCGACAGCCCAAGCAAGAACAGCAGGAAGACCGCCCTCTGGGTCAAAGAGATAAGCCTTCAAGTCTGGGTCTGGCTTCTCTGGAACGTGGTTCAAGTGGATAGGACGCAGACGACGCCACATAGCATCGTCAGTAATCACAGGACGGTGGTTGGTAGTAACCCACAGTTTTGCCTGAGCCTCAAAGGTGAACGGCTGCTCACCTGGCGAACGTGCCGAGATTTCAGACGAACCAGTAAGCTTCTTGACCGAGTTCTCCTTGAGACGTTCAGACTCTGGAAGCTCGTCAACCCAAACCATACGGCGACCACGAAGCTGCGCCCAGTGGTATTCGTCCGAGCGGTTCGCTGAACCATCGGCAGCTGCAAGAACTCCAGAATCTAGAGGCCATGCATACTGCTTGGTTCCAAGAGCCTTAACGATTGCTTCAACAAAGGTGTTCTTACCAGAACCAGCTGGACCGTAAACCAAGAACATGAGGTCGTGGTTCTTATTACCAGTGAGCGTGTAGCCAACTGCTTTTTGCATCCACTCCTGAAGTTCCTTATCCCCGCCAGTGGCGAAGTCGATGAACTGCTCCCAGCGTGGGTTGCGAATACCAGGGGTGTAGGCAACAGGAGCGCGACGAGTGATGTAGAGGTCAGGACGACCCTTAATCAAATCACCAGTACGTAGGTCGACAACGCCGTTCTGAACACCAAGCAAGTTGGAGTCACCGTCCCACTGCTCTACGCCAACCACAACACGAGGGTCAGAGTTTGCGCTGACAATCATGTTCTTTAGGCGGGTGTTGGACTTAGCCTGGTTAGCCCACTTAATAATTTCTTGCTTCTTAGCCTGCTCATCTTCACCCCAGTTAGTGACTTCGGATGCAATAACAGGAGCAATGCGCTTTGAGAGCTCCATCATCTCCAGATTCTCTACGTCTGGCTTCCAGTAAGTGCCATCCCAGTGGAACCAACCAAGTCCAGGAGTGTAGCGAATAGCAGAACCGTAAGTGTCTACAAGACGACGACCGTTACCAGTGTCGGTTAAGGTACGGTTTCCAGGCTGTCCACCATCTTCTTCAGAGATGGCATCCTGGTCCTTTGGAACATCCAAGTTTCCGTTGTTAATTGCATCGCTTACAGAGAGGCCTGCTTCGACTAGTCGAGTTACGGCACTACCTACAGCATTAGGTCCGCGTGAGCTGCTGGATTGACCAGACGAAAGCTGAGCCTGAGCCTCTGGGCTAGATGCATCTTGCGCCCACTTCTGGCCCTGCTCCCATTCGGCTAGACCATCCCACATGCGGTTGGTCTTAGGGTTCTCGGCAACAAAGTCAAGAGCACGACGCGTGTGCATAAGTAGCGAGTTTGGACCTTCAAGCTCCATCGGAGGGCGAACCTTCTCGTGGTTAAAGCGCATCATCGTGGTCTCAACAACCATGCGTGCCTC